TAATGTTCGCTGTTTGAAAATATATTCGATTCTTGAATAGTATATTGAGGAGCAAGACGCTTATTTATGCGCAATGATGATTTTACAATACTAATATCCACAAAAATGGGGAAATCGGGATGTGAAAAGCGAACACGATTGATTAAGCGAAATATTTTTTTAGAATCATTCCATCCACGAACAATCGATTTTGAAATATTTGAATAATGTTTAAAATCTTGTTCAGTTTGAAACGCCGCGCGTATATTAAAATTAGGCATATCAATTGGACCGATTCTATTATCATTTTTATCTTGCGCATAATTTTTTTGAGTAAATTTAATTTTGCTACCATTTGTAGAATGTAAATCAATAAGTTTTTGCAAATCGTTATGAATACAATATGCATTAATCATATCCTCGCCATTTAGTTCAACACGTATTGCGGATAATCTGGTCTGTCCAGACCGTTTATCGATAAATTCATTCGTAATGCGAAGCATTTGGAAACCATTTACATTATCCGTTACAAACCCACACGACAATAAATGTTTAACCACATTTTCATAATCAACTCGGTTTAACGGTTTTTGTAATTTGGGATTAGAACCAAAGCGTATTTCGAATTCCTTCTCTTTATTATTATCCCTTATGATTGGCTGACTTTCTAAATAAAGTTTTACCAATTGATCTAATGTCATAGATGATTTCGATTCCATATATAGTTATTATACATAATAACTATTTAATTCAATTTTTTTATGGTTAACGTGTAAAAAAATAGTTTACCACAAAAGGGTTGCGTAAATCGAAGTATATAAATCTTCTTTTTTCTTATTAATATCAATACCCATTATTTGAGCATAATTACGTAACTGATCCATTTTATAACTACTCATACCATTTAATGGTTTATTATAATAAACAAACTGAATCTTATTATTTGTAAATGCGTCTATATTTTTACAATCTTCGTCAATAATAATATATCTACCCTTTTCTGTATATTTAATGACGTGAGTTTTACTATTATTTTCATTTGTGAATGAAATGAAATATTTATCACTGTGATGTAGAACCGTAATATTGCATTTAAAATATACCACATAAGCATATAAAACATCAATGGTAGTATTCATTTCACAAACAAGACTACTTGCAATTTCATAAATATGCGTCTTTGACATCTTATAATTGCATAATTTCATAAGAGGCACGTTATTTTTAATAAAATTAGACATATTTATTTTATCATCTAACATTACATTTCCATAACGATGGTGTATATTAATATACTCTAAATACCCGTAATTTAAAATATATATATTCCAATATAGTGTATCTTTACAATGGTTATGCAATTTATAACATTTACTTGTATTGGGAATTAATTTTGGAGCGACCTTTATATTTTCCAGAGGTTTCACCTGTTTTAATTTCTCCGTATTGCTTTCTTTGAAATTATATACACACGTTTCTTCTAATACATCTTTCACGTTTTTTTTGTGTAGTTTTATAATCGGTTTAACCTGGTCAATATTGTCTAGTTTATTTTTGTTTAGTATTGTTAAAAAATATGGTTTTAAATTAGTAATATGTTGATTATTACTAATTTTATTACGTTTATAAACGTGGTCCAATATAATATTGATTTGTTTCATATAATATATATAGCATCGAACGCTTTATATGAATTTATTAAGTATATACACAAATGATAGTATGCAGTGGACACTTTATTAATTCAACTATTCTTGGAAAAAAACAGTTTCAAGTTGTTTTTTAATGTTTTCACTTTCTTGAAAATGTGTTTCTTGTTTGTGAAAATGTAATAAATATTTATTTAACTCGTCAAATAAATCCGTTTTTTCAATTGTAGTTAAATTAATAAAGATCCCATTCTTATTTTCATTAATATTTACATTATGCTTTAAAAAAATTTTCAATATTTCAATATGATACAATTTATCAAGATTCTCGATGCTCATTTTCAATTGTTCCATTATATATAATAAGGATTTATTGCCTTTATATTAATTTCTCTTAACCTTTGAAATACTTGCAATGGCACAAATATACGGGTCATTTAGTTCATACCGTGTGCCGATGACTTTCGCTGTAATGTTATCATTTTCTTTAAGATTATTAAATGTATCGTCATTAAAATGATGATCTCGGGCAACAAATATATGAAGGGGGACACTATTTGAAGCAATGTCAAAATATTCAGCGTGTATACCAGCCTTTGTAACAGTTTTCACGTTACACTCAATAAGAGTACCTTCAACCGGATTACAAATAAAACATTCAAGACAACACGTAAAAACAATATGGTCACCCTCTACATTTCCACATGTATAACTAATTATTTTGATGCTATTATTTTGGATGATACCCTCGGGAATACACTTATTTTGCAACATATATTTCAGTTTATTTTCTAGATTCTGCTTTACAGTCTTTCCAACTTCATTGATATGTAAACGAACTTTTCTCTCCAATAAGGATAATACGTATATGCCATAAATTTTATGGTCGGCGGCGTTTAAACTCATTGTTACAATAATATAATAATAGAACATATTTTTATATTATTAATCAATTTTTTAATAGATTACTCCTTTTTTATTAAATCACCATTTGTTAATTCTAAATATCCAGTACTTACATCGGCACGTAAGTCTAATCCAACGACTTTGCCATCTTTTTCAATAAGTTTCATTTTACGTTTTTTATACATTAAAACAATTGCACTACCAACAGAAATCAAATAAACGCCTTGTTTTAAGATTGAACTAAATGTTCGGAAAAGAGTTTCCGATTGAGTAACCAATAAATCGATTTGTGCTCCAATTTCAAGTTCAGTACCTCTTAAATTATTTAAAGCGTGTGCAATGGCCAATTTATGTTTAATTAATCCCACCTTCATATTATAGGCCGCAATAGTAACCGGATTTGTGGAAAACAAACTGCTTGTAATCATTTGCATTATTCCTTGTTTATTCCTGTTAAATACTTGATATAGTGTACCTAATACAGTTATTTCTTCCTGTGTTTTTTTATCCTTTTCCGCTTTTTCTAATTCATCTTTTAAATGTTTATCAACGAGTGCTTCTATTTTTTCGTTTTCATCTAACATTTCAATAATTTCATCGAGTTTTAATAATTTTACTTCCAGGAATTCTTTATATTCAGGTACACCGGTTGTACGGGTTGGACGCCTGGGAAGAACATCGTCTATTTTTTTTGTTATGGCATCAATTGTTATAAGTTGAAGTTGTTTTGATTTATCTACGGTAGATAACAATACGTCGGTTATTTTATCATTGGCATTGGGCGCGGGTAACGCGAGCGGATTACCAATTTTAGTCATTGATTGACTAACAACCACAGCCAATGAGTTTTGCATTTCATAATGTTCTTTTCCAAAGTCGAATCCGTCATTTTTATTGCCATATTCATCTTCGAACCATCTTTTAAATTCAAGATCCTCTTTTTTTTCCGTAAAACATGTATAATAATTAGCAACGTTAGTCGCATACTGAAGCGTACTTCCCTTTGGTAATATTTGACTTATTAAACCAAAAGAACTCGACGAACTTGAATTTGCACATATTCGACCAATATCGTAAATATCATTGCCTTCTGTATAAATACTCGCGCCAATATCTTTGATATAACTAAGTGGCATATCGGGGTCACTAGCTATATTAATCATTGTATTTGTCGAATACATTAATACAAATAATTGTAACCCGAAAAATATCATCATACCCAATAATGTATAATTAAACCCGCGATATTGGCTTAATTCCTTGACTGCAATTTCTCCATTTCCTCCGGTTTGATTCTTATGCAATCCAATCAATATATTTTCTAAAAAACGAATTTGTTTACGCATTTTCGGATTACTATTATCAATAAACATCTTTGCTAACATATTAAAGAAATCATCATTACTTTTTGCTTTACCAAGGTGTTTAATTTGTTTACTATTTATATTTTTGTGCATTACACCAGATGAAATCGATAATAAAGCGACCACAATATTATGAGGAAGTCCAATATTTCTCGAAAATCCTCTTAAAAATGTATTTTCTTTGCGTTTTTTGATTGTGCGACGAATAGACGGCGTTTTCGATGGTGTTTTCGATGGTGTTTTTTTGCGTGTATTCGGTCGAGAGGTTTTACTACGTGTAGTGTTTGTTTTTGATTTTGTTGGTGTATTTTTACCAGTTTTTAACATACAAATTATAATATATACACAGATATTATAATTTATTCATTCAATACATTATACATTCAATACATTATTAATATATGAGGTTTCTAAATCGAAAAAATATCGTTTTCCGTCCGGTGAGTTTGCGTCATTGTAACGACAAATGAGCTCCAAAATAACAGAAAATCCCTTTACTACAATCGAGCTTTTAATAGTATCGCTTCCACTTTTGCTCTCTAAAAATGCATTAAATTCATTTACAATATCGTTTGATGTCACTGGGTTCAATATAGTTTTACAATAGGCGGCATCAAGTACACAACCTATACGTTTAATTAAATCTTCCTTATTTAATGAAGTAGCATTAACGCCATAATTTATATATGTTTTTGACACAATATCTTTAATCTTTATGATTAAATTATCATTTTTATCTTTGTTCAAGAATCCAATCATAGAATAATAAAGAGTTTTGTCAGTAACTTTAAATTTGGATTTTCCTTCGTCGAATAACTTCTTATTCGATTCATTAATCAGGACCTCTTTCAAACTATCCTCCGCGATTTCATATAAATGATTTTTTTTCAAATGATACAATAATACACATTTTTTCTTCTTCAAATAAACCAGTTTGTTATCGAAATACTGTACAAATATCTTTTCAGTATCATTTAATTTACGTTTTGTGAAATATATTTCTTTTAATATTAATAACTTATCATTGATATTACATTCGTCAATAAAATGGTACAATATAAATTGTTGATATGTTTGTTTGGGTATTTTTAAAATATTTATACAAATATGATATACTTTACTATAACTTGCGTGTTTATAGAAATCATCATTTGATTTTGGCTTTTTATCCAATGGTTTATTAATATCTTGGATAATCGCCTGTATGTTTTCAAATATTTTTTTATATGTATTCACCGCTTGATTTATTGGTTTGGGTTCTTCGACTAATCGGTCTTTAAACACAATCTCCGTATGTTTATAATCAATTGGTTTAGTTCTTTCCAGTATAGAAATACTTTCATCATTTATTTCCAGAGGTTGGAATGCATAATATTTATCTTTGTTTATAATTGTGCCAGTTCTTCCAAAACTATCACTGATTAGTTCACTTTTGTGATCAACCATTTGCGACAACACATACAATATTTGGTCAGTTGGATATACACGTTGGGAATTAATTTCATTAATTAAATCATCCTTTTTATAAATATTGTGTAAACTGAAAGCAGTTTTTATTCGTTTTACAATAACATTGTAATTCATAACGGCATATTCATTTGTATAATTCGTATTTATTATATCTTTATCCTTGAAATCGATAGTACTTAAACATTTATATGAACAATTATCTTTATAATCACATAGTTCGGTATATGGACGGTCACCCACTTTAAAATCAATTAATTTACCAGAAGACAGCTTAATTTTTATTTGTTTATTTTCTTCTTGCTCTTGTAATCTTTCAATCGTAAAATTAGTTTGACCAATATTTAATACACAATCCACACTGACATTTTTTAATATACGAGTAATATTACCAATTTGAATTGCTTTATTTTCAGCAAGACGATACAAATAGAGGTCGGGTGTTTCGTGTTCAATCGATTTATCTTTTCCAACGTGTAAATAAATTTCCACATTACGATCTTTGAACGGTAAAAAACAATGCCCGCCTTGTCTAACTGCGCGTCCTATAATCTGTTCAATACGATTCATATTATACCACGGTTCTATTATATGCACTTGGCGTATAAATTTAAAATCAATGCCTTCGGATGCCGCCTTTGAAATAATAACGACCTTAATAAGTTCTCCATCTTTGTTTTCTTTACTTGTTATTTTCTTTATTTCAGTGTCATTGTCATACGAAAAATTCACATCCCCAGTAATCATACAATATCGCGCCTGTTTAAAATCATTTTCATCTTTAAATGTACTTTTGGATTTGTAATTTCGATAATCAATACTGTCAGTGGGTGAGTCTTTAAATAATGATTTTCCACTTGGGTTTGATGTATAACGTTTGAATCCTAATTCTTCAAGCATAAGTGCAGTAGGTATTACACCACCTTCAATATATTGACTGTATATTAAGATTACCCCTTGGGATTTTTTGATTGCATTACCTATTTTAAATAATTTGCCGCTATATATTTTAAGTTTATCTAATGCGAAAATATTTCCATATTTTTCTAATACGTCGGGTTTATAGCCATAATCATATTTCATTTGTTTTGGATTGGTTTGTGTTTTAAAATTCATAATATGTTGCAGTCCGGATTTACCTGTGAAAAACTCGTGGTCTTTATCAATAGAGGGATAAATCATAGTAGTAGCTTCAATTGGTTTTTGTAATAACGTATATCCAAATGCTTCCATATTTTCAAACGAAATCTTGTCCGAATCTGTTAAATTGCGAATCACTTTTTTATATGACGTAGCTTGAAATTCACCCATATTTGAATAATACAATGGGATATGTTGAACCGGATTAGTTATCTCTTTATTATTGAATTGTTTAGTTGGATAATTTTTAGGTTTATTATTTGGTTCAAAATATTCCGGATAAATACGAAATGGAAAACTATATGGATTTTCGCCGCGTATATATGACACATAACCGACCAGTTTTCTATGTAATAATTCTTCACCATTTTCAGTGAATGTGCCGTCTTTTTTGAATATGTCATCTATTTTTAAAATACTGCGATTATCATTTGAATTTAATAAATTAATAATCCATATAATTTCCCGATGAGAATTATACATAGGTGTGGCAGATAACAACAATAATTTCATGTTATTACTATATTTGGCGACATTTATCATTTGTCGTCCCAATTGCTTTTGCTTATTATCATCCGAAACTCTAATATTATGCACTTCGTCAATAATAACTAACCGGTCATTAAATAATTTTTGTATTTTGTCTTCATATAATTTTTTCTTAGTTTTAACGTCAACGCTATCGTCAATTTTTATTTTTTTTTGAATATACCGTGAAAATTCAGTATATCCCATAAACACATAATTATTGTTAACAAGTCCCTTTATTTGTCGTACTATAAAATCTCTTTGTAACCCCAATGTGTTGCTCGGGTTTATTTCTTTCAAAAAATCATTACCCACACACGATTTTTGCAGTGACCATATACCATTATTTACATCTAATTTAGTTTCGTCAAATAACTGATTTTTGAAATTGACCTGTACATTTGGTGAGGCCACAACAATTGTACGTTTTTTATTACCGTGTTGCGCGGTAAATTTGCGATGTTCTTCTGCAATGCCTATTGCACTGCACGTTTTGCCGGTACCAACGCCGTGATATAATAATAGGCCATTATACGGGGTTTTATTTGACATAAAATTTTTAACAAACATTTGATGTGGAGATAATTCAACTTCTGCATCACATAAGTTGTTTGCGTGGGTTTCAATATCTCTTATTTCTCCATCATATTTTGTCTGGTCAAATTCTTTAAAAAGAGATATTTTTGAACTAAAATTCGGGTCATCATACGTGGGATATAAGTTATTAAATTGTATTTTTGTTTTATTTTCATCGTATTCAGTTTTCTCTTTTTTTTTCAAGTAGTCATTATATTCCGGAGTGTCGTTATTATCCGGAATGTCACCCAAATCGAGTTCTATACTGGATGTATCTGGCTTATCTATAATAAAAGACGGTATTTTTACACTATTTTCAAAAATGGATTCGTTAATTGGCCGAATTAATTGTTCAGTTTCCTCATCTTTTACTGTGTCGGGTATTGTCTCTGGGATTGTATCGGGTATTGTGTCGGGTATATCTGTCGGCTCGATACCATTTTTTTTTCGAATCGTATTTTGCATTTCTAAAATCGCATCAATAAGACTAATTTTGTTTGGGCACGTTTTAATAAATTTTCGTCCCTCTTTATTTTCATCTCGAAACTGTAACTTATCGTGAACTTGTTTTAAATTTTCTAATTTTACTGCATTATAGTCAGTCCGTGTGTAATTATTTTTCGTATTATATAAAAAATCATTGGTAATTATAAATTCAGTTTGATTACGGACACCGTGTCCCATAGCCTTTTCAATATGATATTTTGAATCAGCTGTTTTTTTGTCTGGTTTAATATAAGGAACACATTCATTTGTTTTTGGGTCTTTACGTGTTCCTTTGGGACATCGTTTTTCTTTTGTATTATTAATCATATATAATACAAAAATATTTTATAGTAAAAACATACGATAACTTGTAAGAATATTGTGTAAATTTCCTAATACATTTTTTTTTTCTAAATTATAACATCTTATATGTTCCTCTGCATCTTTATGCGTGAACCATTCAAGCTTACTTACTTCGGTGTCCTGTATTTTATATGTATTTAAACTATCCTCATATTTAATAAACGATATGAAGTATTTATGCTTATATGATTTATAATTCGAACCCGTAAAAATTTCTTCCATTGGCATAATGTTATCAATATTATGTAATATATTATTTTTATATCCAGTTTCTTCGCAAAATTCTCGTATTGCACATTGATAATCCTTTTCTTGAAAATTTCGTCTTCCTTTTGGAAACCCCCATTCAGGACACGCCCATTTAGAATTAGATTCTTTTATTAACGTTTTAAATGAGGTTTCTTCATTATTTAAAATATATCCGTTTTTTAATTTATTATATTTATCACGTGCAATATTCTCTTCATTTTTATATTTTGCTGTATTGTTTAATCCCCATAATTCATTCCATAAATAATCAAAATCATTTTTTAAAATTTTAACCTTTTCTGAAATAGTCATTTGATTAATCATTTCTAATAAATAATGTTTATCATATAAATTATATTTACCTCTTAATAGGTCAATATATCCAAGACTATCCTTTCTACATATCATCAAGTATTCGATTTCATTGTTATTTATGCGAAATGCTATAATACCATTACTTGTAATTGGCAATTTACATTGATGATATAAATGACCTTGTTTTCCACAATTGTTACAATAATTATCTGTCATACGATAAATAAAATAGTGGCATAATCTTTATATTTTACTATTAAAATGTCTTTTAATTTATATAATGAAACACGATCCGGATATTTGGGGACCTCATTTTTGGTTTTTCCTTCATACAATTGCAGATAATTATCCTAAAACACCAAATGAAATCACAAAACGAAAATATTATGATTTAATAATGAATTTGCCATTATTTATACCCGATGCCGAGATGGGGAAAAAATTTAGTGCATTACTGGATGAATATCCGGTAACACCCTATTTGGGAAATGACAAAGATCTTCAAAAGTGGATGCAGTTCATTCACAATCATATTAATAAAAAATTGGGAAAACCGCAAATATCAAGAAGAGAAGCCAACGAACTTTATAAAGAAAAGTACGGAAATAAGGTAATATTGAAAAGATATATGCTACAATTAAAAAAACATTACGTTTATTTATTTTATATACTTGTAGGAATATTTATAATTTATATGACAAAAATATAATACATTTATAATATAAATGAGAATCGAATTAGTATTTTTATTAATAACTGGCATTATTGTTGGGAATATACACACAGATGGTAAATATATAAAAAATATTCTGGATTCTAAAAAGTATTTACAAATGGGCGGTGTAGTATTTGGCGCATTTATGTTATATGTTTTAATAAAACGTGACCCATTACGTGCAGGAGAAATTATAAAAACGTCAAATGATTATTTAAAATATATGCCAATAGATAAAAACAGTAATAAAATAATCAGTCCATTTTTGAATTTTACAGCAAGTAATTATATGCAAAATGGTGATAATAATACACCTCAACAGAGTGTTGAAAAAATACAACAGTCGGGTAAGAAATCAACAAAGCGGTCAGTGAGTGAAACGAAAAAGAAATATGTAGCATCTAATCAAAACTGGAAATGTGGTGAATGTAAAAAACAATTAACAGCGTGGTTTGAAGTCGACCATAAAATACGATTAGAATATGGTGGGTCGAATCACGTAGATAATTTAGTAGCAATGTGTAGAGAATGTCACGGAAAAAAAACGGCTATGGAGAATATGTAATATTATTATATATTAATAATAGTAATGGAAGTAACTGAAATATTTTTTTGGATAATATTTTCAATTGTTGGATTATTAATCGTTGTAAATTATTTACGTGATATTAACGAGTACTCTCCAATTATTGCTGATTTTTTTAAATTATTAGAAGACCATAATGATTTTAAAAATAATATGACAACGTATGGTATTTTGTACATACTATTAATTTTCGTAACACTATTCATATTTTACTCAATCAAAGACCCAAATTTATTTAAGAACAGTTCAAATATAATTACATACAGTGTTATAGTATTGTTACCACTCATCTATACGTATTTTAAATTAGGAGATGCAGTATCAACATTTGACAGTACTTCTGCGAAACTGGCATTTAGTTCAATTGGTATAATGGCGGCGACATTTATTTTATTTAATTATATTGATTTATCCATATATAAATTAGATGTGACAAAACATATATTTTATGCATTATTAGCATTTGGAGTAGTCGTTGCGTTGAGTATACTAGTTATATTTTTAGGAGATTATTTAAAGAAATTGGATGGTAATTTAGGTTTCTTTGCATATTTGTTATTTTACATCCCTTGTATGATGAATGATTTTATAAAATACATAATACGGGACTTTAAAAATTCACCCCCTGCGGTTTATATATTATATATTGTTGAGTTGTGCATAATTCTCGCAGTAATATACTTACTCCCCTTAATCGAAAAAACAATGTCGTTAGAAGGAACCAAGCTATTAGACAGACCAATGTTTTTAGACAAACGCCGTAGTATATTTAGCGGGTATGATTTAGCAATGGAAGAAGATGAAAAAAGAATACCACGACATAATTATAGTGTTAGTATGTGGGTCTATATGAATGCTCCACCCAATACAAATGAGACATATACTATATTTGATTATGCAAGTAAACCTAAATTAATGATAAAAAATAAACAATATAACGATACAGAAGTAACCGAATATACAGAAGATGAACCTATATTACCTGGGGTATTAGACCCCAATGATAGAGATTCACACGTATTTGTGATTGAATACACAAATAATAATTTGGTAAATGAAATGGGTGAAATCGACCGTTATGAAGTGAGTTTACCATTACAAAAGTGGAATCATTTCGTATTTAATTATAGTGGCAATGAAATAAACATTTACATAAATGGGGAATTGCATAAAAGTATTTTATTAACAACAAAAAGCCCGAATTACAATATAGCAGATAATATTTATATTGGTGATAATGATGACGCAAATGGAGCGATATGTAATGTGAAATATTTTGAAGAACCGTTAACTAAAATGCAAATTGCGTATATTTATAATTTATATCATTTGTTTAATCCTCCATTATTGTAAAATATTTGTAGTATATATATATAATGAACGTTACGTTGGTAATTTTAGGAGTTGTATTATTCGTATTGATATATGTAATTTATCAATATGTTACAAACGTGTCTCAGGATATTTCTGATTATAAAAATGTATCTACAACTGCGACAAGTGTTGGTCCCGAGGATTTAAGTAGTCCAAATTCTACACGATATGCCCATTGTATATGGGTATATGTTAAAAAACACGATGGTAAATGCCCATTTATCACATTTACAAATAATGCTACTGTTAGCACCGAATTATATTTAGATTCTCAAACACCTACATTAAAATATACTTCGGCCTCAGCAAAAACCGCCGGCGCAACTGATTTAGTTATTACCGATAATTTTCCTATTCAAAAATGGGTATGTTTAACATTAAGCATTGACAATAACATTGTCGATGTTTATATGGATGGTAAATTAGTGAAATCCGCAAAATACACTCACGCTTCTCCTGCTGATTGTAGTTTAACTACCGGCACGTTTAATGGATACATTACCAAATTTAAGCGTTGGGCAGAGCCATTGAATCCCCAAAAGGTGTATGACATTTATATGGAAGGAAATGGACGTAGCGGTATATTACCCGCGTATGGTGTAGATGTTGCATTATTCAAAGACAATATTGAACAATCTAAATATACCTTATTTTAGGAAATTACTTATGTATTATTATATTATATAAGTAATAATGTCGTCAAATCAAAATTTGTTTGATAATATTGGACAACAAACATCAAATACTTTAAATACTGGATATGATACATTAAGTGATAGCATAAGCCGTGCAAAAGGTTCTCTTAATGTTGGTGTAGACGAGTTAACAAAAAATGTAGAGGGTTCAAAAACATTTTTAGATTCTAACACTATTGTTGTTAAATTTGGATTTTTGATTTTAGTTGTAATTATCTTTACGTTTTTAATTCGCGTGGGTATTACATTAATTGCCTATTTTATGCAACCTGGTAAGCACCCATATGTAGTACAGGGATTATTGGATGGCACAGAACCCGTCGTAGTTAGTCAAGACCCCAAATCCGCAGACTACACTCCTATATACAAATCAAATAACGAAAATACTGGTTTAGAATTTACGTGGGCAGTATGGTTGCGTATGGGTAAAGAAGTACCTTCCGGGACGAAGTATAATCATATTTTTAGTAAAGGAGATGCGCCCACAACAGCTGACAATTTAGATGTTGTGAATAATAGCCCGGGGTTATATTATGGACCAGATACGAATCAGTTATTTGTAAAAATGAATACAGTTAAGGCTGATGATAATACGAATACGGTTACGGTTGATAATATTCCTATT